AGGAATTTGAAGCATCGAGATTAAAGGGAGAATGGTTTAGGCCGGACGAGCATGTTATTCAGAAAATAAAAGAGTGGAAGCACGGGCTTAGTAGAATTGACGAAGCTATGCAGAAAATAGGGTTGAATTGCGATGATGAAGAAATTTTTATTTAGTGATTTATTTCAAACTATTGGGTTGGGAATATGTTTGGCAATGGCAATATGTTTTTGGGGGCTAGTTGTAATATCAATTCTGCAAGGAAATTTACGCTAGTTTTCCCCTCAACTACCTTCTTCTATTTAAAAACCCTTAATTCTACCACGTTTTAACCTTGTCTATCGTTAAGGACAGGTAATAAGCGGGTAGACGTTCAATCAAACGTATCAAACAACGCTAAGTATAAGACAGGAGGCTTGGTTATGTACGAGATTCAATGGGTTCCCAATATTACAACAATTTGGTCACAACCTAAAAATAGCCCATGTGAAGGATGCACTAATAATCCTATGGTTAATAAATTCGCTTCAGGTTTTTGCAATTGTACCCTTGGTGACAGAGCTTGGTATTAGGAGTGAAGTTATCATGGAAAATCAAACGGTCGTTTCGTGGATGTTCGTTCATCCGTGGATGACTTTCTTTATTTTATTAACACTAGCTGAATCTATCGGAGTATTCTTCAGGAGGTAATAAGATTGGGGGACAACAGAGCATGTAAAATATTCAATCCAATAGACCCAACTTACGCTAAAACAAACTGCGCTTCATGTACGTTTTGGGGTGGAGAGAAGTGCATAGATGAGATTGGTGCAGTAGCGGTGGGATTGCTTGCAGAATTTGAATGGTGAGGTGATGGACAATGGCAGAAGCAAAAGTTAAGAAGGTAAAGGCTGATGATGCTGTGTCTAAGCCTAAGATAAAGCAGAGTGATTTGCCGAGTTTGCAGGTTATACAGGCCGAACTATCCAGAAGAGATTGCCAATATTTCATAGAAAAATTCGTTAAGATAGAAGACAGGGACGCTGCTGAATTAGCAGTTCCTTTTACTTTATGGCCTGGGCAAGTTGGAGCGTTGAAAAGTTTCATTAATAACAAGCTTAACATTGTGCTGAAAGCTAGACAAATGGGGCTGAGTTGGCTGGCATTGGCCTATGCTGTGTGGGGATTAATACACCTGTATGGATACGCGGTTGTTGCTATGTCTAAGCGCGAAGAGGATGCCAAAGAGTTAACTAGACGCATCGGGTTTATCTTAAAGTATCTTCCTGACACAATGATAAGAGAGAAAAAAACGGCTGGCAAATGGAATGGTCCAACGTGGGAGGCTACTACTCTTACTGTTACTATTTACCACCCCGGCAAGGAACCAAGCGTATTTAACTCATTAACTTCTGCTCAAGATTCTGGACGGTCATTAACGGCGAGTTTGGTTATCCTTGATGAGTGGGCATTCCAGCAATGGGCAGAAAGCATATGGGCCGCGGCATATCCTACGATAAATCGTCCATCTGGTGGTAAGGTAATAGGAATATCTACGGCAAAGCGTATGACATTGTTTGAGGAAATATGGAGAAAGGCCACGATGGGGGTTAATACATTCGTTAGGGTGTTTCTTCCGTGGGATACCGACCCTCGCCGAACTCCTGAATGGTACGAGCAAACTAAGAAAGATTTACCAAATTCTTACAAAGCTGAGTACCCAAATACACCCGAGGAGGCATTTGAAGCGTCTGAGGGTATAGCATTTCCAGAGTTTAGTTACGACTTGCATGTTGTGGACGAGTTTCCAATTCCTGACCATTGGAGAAAGTGGAGGTCGGCAGACAATGGATATACCGACCCGTTTGTATGGTATTGGTTTGCGGTGGATGAGTTTGGAACTGTTTATATTTACAGGGAATACACAAGGGAAACTAATGAACCAAAGGTTAGTTACTCCGATCAGGCAAAACAAGTTGTCCTTAAAACAGGTAAGGAGCGTATTGGCTTTACTGTAGTAGGTCATGATGCGTGGTCTGTTCATCCTCTCACTAAAAGCAGTAGTACGCCACAAGGAAAGTCTATAATAGACTTCTATGTTGAGGGTGGGGTCACGGACAGTATAAGGGCAGTTACGGACCGCATGTTCCGCAAAGCTACTTACCACGAGTATCTTAAACCGTATTACGACGAAAACGCTGAGAAGATGACGAGTAAGGTTAAGATATTTAAGAATTGCAAAAAACTTATCGAGACATTACCTCAATTGCTTATAGACGAAAAAGATCCAGAGAAGGTAATGGAGTGTTCGTATGACCACCCTTACGACTCCTGCGGTTATGGGTTAATTTCCCATCACAGTAATAAAACGGAATTAGAAGTAACGCGCAACTATAAGGATTTACCGGACGACATAATTGAAGACCTGGACCGATGCCGAAATGCTGATGAACGTCAATATATCCTCTCGAAGATTGGCAGGATGCCACAAAGCGTTATATAAAGGAGAAAACCAATGCAAGAGTTTCGATGCACAAAATGTAATAAGCTACTCGGCAAAATAAACGATTCGCTTATGACAGAACCTCCAACAACTTTAGTATGCTTTGCTAAGGATATGGAAAATTGCAAGGCAATAGTTGATTCATTATTCGAGATAAAATGTCCGCGATGCGGTACAATGAACGAAAAATAGAACACCAAAGGGAGTGTCAGCCATGAGCGAAGAACAAGAAGTATATGTCCCGTTTAGTCCTGCGTTATTCAGAACATTATTCTCGAACGTCGAAAGGAGAGCGTCAGAAATGGATATTGAGGAAATCAGAAAGATAAAAAGTCGCTCCAAACTGATTTGCGAATTAGCAGAAATGGTTGAAGAATTGATAGAAAAGCTAAATCAACAGGACACAACCTTGCGCAAAGAAAAGCAATACTACATGGACGAGTACAAAAAGGTTAGTGATGCGTTACATAAACTAAGATCAGAAATTAGCTTCAAGGATGTCGAAAAAGACTTATTCCCGGAAAGATTGGTATGTGAAAACGAGAAATGTACCCATAACGTTCGCGGTTCTTGCCAATCTGAAAAAATAACCATAGGGGTTGATGGTGGTACTTATTGCAAGATGTCAGAGGATAAGACTTCGAATAACTTGCCTATTTTTCATAAAAGCAAATAGATAATAACCTAGAGGCCCTTGAGGTCCATCTCTCTTAACTGAGGGGTGGGCCTCTTTTTTATTTTCCCCAAAAGGAAGTGATGCAATTGATTGATGCCATAAAGGACTTCGGTAAAAAGGTGGTGAAAAAGCTGAAAGATAAAAAACTTTCCATGAAAGAAGAATCAGAACAGCAAGCCAAGCTGAAAAAATTCCAGGACAAGTTCTCGGAAGCTCGCGCTGGCATAGACGAGGCAATCAGGGATGAGCGAGAAGCCATCTACCTTGGCACAAAAATAGTCGATGGTAATATAAATCAGAGAACGAACGGTAAGCGCAAACAGGCCAACAACGTAGTCAACCTAGTCCTAGAGTTCATAGAAACAGGCGTTGACTCCACAATCCCACAACCCTCAGTTCGAACTAAGCTCCCCGGCTATGAAGCGCAAGCCATGATGATCGAGGACAGCTCAACTGCGGATATAACAGAACTCGGCATGACAGCAATCAACGATGTTAACGAGCGCATAACCCCAGTGCAAGGCTATTCCGCTATGCTCGTAGGCTGGAATCCCGACTTCAGACATCATCTTTACCGTGGCGAATTGGAGATAGAATCGGTTCATCCTAAACGAATCATTCCGCAACCCGGAGTATTTGACCTTCAAAAGATGGACTACTTTTTCATTTTGAGTTCAGTAACAAAAAACTACATTAAAAAGCGTTATGATGTGGATCTCGAAAACGTAGGCGAACAATTCCCCAACATTAGCCTAGTCAGTAACACCACTCAACCGAACAACCCTGACATGGTGACGGAAATAGTGTGCTGGTACAAGAATGATGATGGCGAAGTATCTAAGCTCGTTTGGTGTGAGGATACCGTGTTAGAGGATATGGAAAACTTCTACGCAAGAAGAATCAACGGCAAGATTCAAGAGTTCGAAGAACTCGGCACAGAAGTAACTCTCTCGTCCGTCAATGGACAACCCGGGGAAGTCCTGCCTGTAGGAACAAAAGTTCCCTACTTCACCCCGACTCG